TTTTGAACATCTGCAAAAAACGCGGGTACGTGAACACCCGTTTCAAGCCCCATTGTGTCGGCATTACGACACACTGCGATACGGGTTTTTCTTTTTATTTCTGGCTATTTAGCACGGGGCCGCCAGGGGTAATTTCAGACCGCACCACTTCGCGGAATCACTTTCTTTTTGAACATCTGCAAAAAACGCGGGTACGTGAACACCCGTTTCAGATGCGTTTTCTGCTGTTATCTTTTAGGCTGGGCTTATTTCAATATTGGATGCTCCACCCTGTAATGTTGCTGTAGACATGCTACCTATTGTCACCGTGTATGACACTTGCACATATATATAATTATTTGTGGTAACTGGAGCAGCTATAGAAATGACTTCATCCAGCAACATTGATGAGTAATGTGTTGAACCACTACCCACATAAAACGTTTGGAATGTTTGTGTGACATATGCACCTCCTTGGTATAATTGAATAGAAAAATAACCACCACATGGTGTAGTGGCTGCAGTAAATGATATTACAGCATTAGCTTTTATCCTATATTCACCAGGATACAGATATATTGTGTTACCACCAGTGGGAAAGGCCGTTTGCTGGTTTGGAACCCACTGAAGGAACAAACCATCAGCACCATCAAAAGCTAATAACCCTATATTGGTCAAGGTGGCTGTAAAATTAGTGGTTGCTAAATTTACTGTTGTTTGTCTACTACCAGTTAATGAACCCATAGGTGTTGTTATAGAGTCATGAAACATGTACACATACTCACAGTATACTTTTCCATAGCCTCCAGGTGGAGCAGCTGATGTATTAACCCCACATATAGATAAAGTATGTGTATCATACAGATTAATATCACCTCCTATTGTACCCACACGAACGTACTTATCTGGACCAAGGCCCATAGCACGCTTAGCATCAATAACACACTCAAAGTGGCTCCAAACATTATTTTGAGTAGCAGTGTGTTTATTGGCAGCCATAGTTTCACTAGTAGGTGCATACATTGAACTATTATATTCTGGTGATAATAATATGTCACCTGGTGCACTAGTTGCAGAACTAGAAACAAAAATGTAACGCATTTGCAATAACCTATATTGTCTCCAGGATTGAGCTATAGAACTCAACCAAGGAAAATGATAAGGAATGCCAGGATTACACTGTAAAAAGTTGCATAGTGCAAATGACGATGCACCACAAGTTATACCAGACAAAACTAATTCTCTGTTATGGACAACAATACCATTTGAACCCTTATGTTTGATGTGCCTAACTACAGGTTCCATGGACACAATTTTTGTGGCTTCTGCAACAGGTGCAAAGCTCACAGACATACCAAAACTAACATCACCATTACGTTTTTTCTGGCGACGTTTTTGTTTTCTGTTATTATTATTATGATTTGGTTTTATATTATTTTTGACTACCGTAGTTACACGACGTATAGCCGTTTTTAAATTTTTTGTTTTTTGGTTTGATTTACTGCGCGGCATGACGAAGGTTTGGACATAATGTTTACTCTGGTTGCACAGACAGAGCCTAACTTTTTCCCAGCAATCAATTATAGCAACAATGCACAACAGCACTATCGCGCAATGGTTTGTTATCAGAGCATACTGCGCTTCTGTTGCCTTCCAAAGGTATAGTGTTGCTGAAACAGTGCCACTAAAACCAATCTTATTATGCAAATGTGCTGCTGAGGGGTGAACGTCAACACTATTTGGCATTATGCACCATTTAAGTCCTGTTATTCGATACAGGGAAACTGACACAATTAGTGTCATCAGGTTAATACAATAACCATCCACATTTGACAACAATAAAATTTGCCATTCAATTTGCCCCAACCGAGCGCTAGCACCATAGCAGTGTAAGTAATCTAACGGTGGGATGGATAACATAAAGAGCTGCAAATTAATTGTGGACAAAAGTAGTAGTCAGTACACACGTCCCGCGTCGCAGTCGCGGTCAACAATAAGCTTGATTAACGAATTAGTGTGGTACTGCTCATTGAAATTTAGTTGAGAGAAAATAGTTTGAAACCTAGTATAATCACACAGCCCGTATCTGTGGAAAAAACCATAAAAAGTTTCTATTGTTGGTGTTGTTTTGTTAAAAATCACCTGCCATTCTTCACGTTTAGCAGGTTTATCTTCTCCAACAAAGGGGACCTTAAAGATCCTCTTAAATAATGGATGTAATATGGGATTAATATTAGCTAAGTGTTGAAACCCTAGACAAACCCCACGTAATGTTTGCACAACATCCTGTTTCTTAGGTAAGTCAATAAAACAACCAAATTTACTCAAGACTTTACCTGTTTTAGGGACGAACGTATGACCCTCTTTAACTTTTAGCACATGCATTGAACAAAATTCCGCATCTAAATACGTTCGGCGAAAAATTGAATCACTTTTGAACCCAGCTAGCAAAAACATCTGCTTGAACTGCACTGGACGCAAATCCACAGAACTTGTCATAACCTCATCATCTCCTTGCACTGCAATCACCACATTAGCTTTTATTTGCTGCACCGTCCACCCAAAATGTAGATGAAGACAATACATATGTAATAATAAATTAAGCAGTGAATTACCAAGAGATGTGTAAGGATCTCCAGATTTGCGCATAGGTGGTGCTTTGAACCGTATGCCATGTGTTGTAACACCACGAGTTTTGATGTTTTGTTTGACCAGTTTTAGAGTTATATAAGGACAATTGAACTTCTCATACAACCACATTTCCAGTTGCAGGAGTTGTTGACTAACACTACTATCCCATGAACTAACATCATTCTCAAAAATACTATTCACGACTCCTGAGAACAATTTACTGGCTAATTTGGTCGCATCAACACCACTGGTAAAAATTAAACTACTTGAAACGTTTAAATCTCTTTTAATGTGCTTCTGCAGACTTTGAAAATAAGGCCCAGTTAGAGCAATGAACTCAGGTGCTGCACCCATAATCATCCTGGGAGCCTTATCTAATGTTGACAGATCGTTCCGCCAATTATTATTTTCCACTTTGACAAAACACTTCCGCCTCCTATACTTAAAAAATTCAAACCCTGGAGGAGCCATTTCATGCGTCACCCCTAGATCCAATAATTTAGTGTAAGCACGCAAAATTGTCTTCTTCACACCAGGCGCAGCATTACTATTGCGTAAATATTCCTGTATGCTAGCTGGGCGCACTTTTATAGCACTGGTGTGTGGAAAAATTTGTCTGTAATTACCTTTAACCCACCTTGTGAAACCAGTCAAAAACCTATTATCCGGGATGGGCGTTTGCTTGAATACTCTATTATGCAAAGCAGCCATTTCATTATCAAAACAGCTTCCATAGCAAACTGGTCTATAATTGTACAACAACGGCACAGTTGATATACGCTGGTTTTTTATTGGTTTGGTCACCTTAGAATATGATGGTATTTTGTATGAGCACCCCACTTTTAAATTCCTGTTTAATACGTGAGTATAGACGTCCAAATCCATATTAAATATTTTTACTATACTCATAGGCAAATCGTTAATTTTACTAACCAACATTTCTAGAGGCACAGTTGGTTGAGGTGCAGTTTTGGTTAATTTTTCAAACTCTTCTTTTATTCTATCTAATTGCACAATTAACGAAGCAGCGTTCCAAACCATGTGAAAACAAACACGCTGCCATAAATTTGATGGTGTGGCTATCATTGTTAATGCAGTGTGAAATATAACAGAAAAAGCCCTATCTGCTACATGTGATTTACCATACACTTCCATAGAAAACAGAAGCAATGAAGCCCAATATGGTAGGAATGTACGCCACACCTCTTCAACTATGGGTGACACAATAGCCATTAACACAAACATCTTTAAAAACTCAGATGTGAAGTGGCTAATGTTTTTTATGAATGTCCAAGATCCGAGCCAACCAGCAATAATTTGATCAGCCAACTGACTCATCTGATTTTTAAGATTCACCACAATATCTTTTAAATCAGTAACAATAACGCGTCGTGCTTTTATTTTAACCCATAGTTCGGCCGTTTTCCATTGCCAGTACCGCACAAAACGTGTTAAAAAAGGAACCAATGACTGGGCTCCTCTTAAATGCTTCAGATCCGCATGCAATTTATAGGCAATAAATGGTGACGTAGCCAAACACACTGACGTTGCCCTAATCGCCAGTGTTTCACGATGAAAATCAGAAAAATAGTTTTTAGCTACAATATCAGTTTTGGACATTTCAGCATAATAAGCCAAAAATGATATTGGGACAGCATACAACACAGCATTAAGTTTCCTAGTATGAGGCATGGTTACCTGCGAAACCCAATGTTTAACAAATTGTTCCATCAAAATGACGCTATCCCATGACTTGTCATTAATTTTCCACCTCATAACACATTCCGATATCAATGTGCTAGGTAACAAAACAGTGTCCCTCTCTCTAAGTGCAAACATATACTTGTAATAACCAATTCTTTCGGGCACTTTAAGACCAGGCGTGAAGAGTTGGAACACAATGTTCCAATTGGCGTAGGTGAACTTCACTTTGTTATAAACCTCATAATTGAGTATATTCACTAACTGATCTTGATGATTCATTACAGTAGAAGCGTGAGGTTCATCCAGCACCTCAATTTCATCTTGAATATTAGGAGGATTTGGGGGTGCATTTGGTACACCAGGTACACCAGGCGCATTAGGTATAGCTGGCACAGGTGCTGGATTTGGAGGACCACCACCTGGTCCACCACCACCACCACCGCCTGGGGGTCCTGGTGGTGGTGCTGGCGGCGCTGGATTAGGTATTGGTTGTGGCACATTTTGTGGTGGTGGTTGTGGCGGTAACTGTTGAGGTGGGGGTTGATTATGTTGTTGTTGTGCACCAGAAGAACTACTGCCACTTGAACTTGTACTATTGCCCCCAGCCAGAACACTGGCATAGGTTGTACCAGCTTGAACTAATACACTCTTGGGAGCCGTGACAGTTGAACTATCATTAACAACATTATAAAACTGGGAATTAAAATACCATGAAAACAATAAGTATGTAAGAAGCCTATTCCAGTCTCTATACGACTTAGATCTACCATTAAACACAACTTTAACCTGATCATTGGATCCAGGCACTGTGCGCAATTTATTATATAATTGGTTTAAATTAAGCCGTAATTTATTATGATCTGTATCCAATTGAGAGCCAATATCAATTAATTTAGTAATGATATCAACCAACCCACATTTGTTGCTACTCATTGGATGAATTAAACCATTAATGCACTCTTGACAGCAAGCACCAAAATCGGGTGGTGCTTTTAGATCATAATAAAAAGTTTTGGTAGCCAAAATCCTGACCTTAGCATCAGTGTGCACGTTGCTGCTGTCAGGGTAGTTTGTTGACGGACCAATAGCAGGTTGACTACCACCTGTTATTGATTGTTGCGGGTTTTTACTGTGGTTCACCGCACCATTACTTGGGTATAGAGAAGAGATCAGTGAATTTTACATGTGGGCATTGGCTTCAACGTCAGGTTATTTATCTTTACAGCCCACCACATACCGGGGGATCAGCCCGTAGAGGTGCAATGATTTATATTTTTATATGATTTTCACGATGAACTGAATAGAGTCCTTTCCTTTTGCAACGAAATGGTCGGGCGTGGCAACAACTAGTTGCGCGTTTCCTATAAATCCGTTGAATCGTACTAGTGATCACATCAATCGATCTTTTTATAACGCAATGCGTCTCTTTATTACCTTTATTATTTATATACATCAGTTGTCCGCACTCCTCTGTCGCCAGTCAACTGCATTATTACAAACCTGGAAAACCCATACAGGGACAAAAGTCTACCTACGGTTTCCAGGTTGGTCAAGATCCTTATTGTGGGCCGTCACCCCA